ACGGCTGGCAAGCTGCTGGGCGCCCGCTGCTGGTATGACCCGGAACCGAATACCTCGGAAACCCTGCGCAATGGTCAACTGACCATTAAGTACAACTACACCCCTGTTCCACCGCTGGAAAATCTCAGCCTGGTACAGGAGTTTACCGACGAATATTTCGCTACGTTTTCCAGCGCAGTGAATAACTAACCGGGGGCGCTTATGGCACTGCCTAAGAAACTCAAATATTTCAATATGTTCTTTGACGGGGATAACTACTTCGGCATGGTGCCGGAAATCACTCCCGCCAAACTCACAAAAAAAACCGAAGACTACCAAGCGGGCGGTATGCCGGGTTCGGTTGCGGTGGATCTGGGCTTCGATGCTGGCGCCCTGGATATGGATATCACGCTGGGCGGCATGGATGCCGGGCTAATGAAAAAATGGGGAGTTACCACTGCGGACGGAATGCAGGTGCGTTTTGCTGGCTCTTACCAAGACGATGCGACCGGTGAAGCAGTGCCGTGCGAAATCCAGACGCGTGGCCGCTTCACTGAACTGGATCCCGGTTCGGCAAAGGTTGGGGATGATACTTCGCATAAGTACACCCTGAAAAATACCTATTACAAGCTGACCATCAATAGCGAAGAAATTATCGAAATTGATGTGCTCAACATGATCTACAAAGTTGCCGGTGTGGATGTGCTGGAAAAACACCGCGCTAACATCGGCCTATAAGGAAACCTGGACCATGAGCAAGACCAAAGAAAACACCGTTATTCTTACCGCCCCTATTACGCGCGGTAAGACCAAAATCACCGAAGTGGCGATCACTTCCGTGCTTAAACAGGCTGGATCACTGCGTGGCTTAAAAGCCTATGATGTGCTGACGTCCAACTATGACGCGCTGGTTATTCTGCTGCCCCGCGTTACCGCTCCGGCATTAACCGCCGATGAGATTGCCCGAATGGATACCTGGGATTTTTGCCAGTTAGCCAACGCGGTGGTTGATTTTTTGCAACCCTCTTCGGATCTGACCGCGACGGATACGGGCAACGAATCATCCGATGCCCCTGCGAACGCATAGAAGACCTGATGGCAGATATCGCCGTCATATTCCACTGGCGGCCGGTAGAGATGGACGCCATGACGGTACAGGAAATACTGTTATGGCGTGATCAGGCGGCTGCGCGCAGTGGTGGAGATCACTAAATGGCAGACCGCAATTTAAATATCAGGGTGGCATTCAGCGCCCTGAATAATATGTCCCGCCCTGTCAACGCGGCGCGCCAGAGTGCCGCCGCGTTGGCGTCTCAAATCAATCAGACCAAAACCAGCATTAAAGGGCTTGAGCGTCAGGCAACCAGCTTTGACCGCCTCACCGCAGCCAATAAAAAAACCACCGAACAACTGGCCCAGGCGAAAGAACAGGCCCGGCAAATGGCGGCGGCTTATGGCCCGTTACGCCAGCGCAGCGCCGAACAGGTTGCCACTCTCAATCAGCAACGTGCAGCTATTCGCCAGTTAACCCAGCAGCAGAAAAGCGAGCAGACGCAGCTTAACCAGTTGCGCGCCAGCTTCTACAGCGAAGGCATTGCGATCAGCAGCGCCAGCCGGGCGACGGAACAGATCAACCAGCGCACCGCGCAATACAACCGCCAGCTTGCTGAACAGCAAC